CTACCGAGAAAGTCAAGTGTTTCTTTTAACCCATCAGTGTCTTGAAAACGAATAATGATTGGCGCGAAAAGGTCGCGTAACTTATCCATAATAATTTTTCCATCCGTCGCGTTTTGGAAAAGTGGTATTTTCTTTTGCCCACGATAGATATGCTTGTGCATCTTCAATGTCGTGGAAGAGGTAATGATTGTTGTAGTGTGCACCAATGTTGTGATCCATAAGATGGCATCTACCATCCTCCCAACCGATTCCATTTTCAATAGTGCTGGTGAAATATAGGGTTCCATGACTGGTCAGTTTAAGTTCAGAAATTCGCATGTTAATTTCCATGGAAGACTGTTGACCAAGACCAAGAACGGCATACAGTGTCTTGTTCTCAGCGTAGCGAGCAGCATCAGTGGTTTCAAGTGCACCGAATGGATATTTGTGAGTCATGATTAATCCTATGTTGAGTTAACATGCTTCTTATATACTACCTGAAAATGCGCGTCAAGCAAAAAAGATAAATAACAATAAAGGTTATCAGATATGCCCGCACTGTCGTTATGGCGTCCTAATAAACAGAATGATTACAGATTCTTAGACAGAAATATTTCTGAACAATTGCGCGTGGGTGGCACAGATTTGTATATCCACAAGTATGCTGGTATTACTAATCAGGGACCGTCTACCGATGCTACACAGCCACAGTATTTGGAACCGAATCCGACACAGATTCAGGATTTGTTATTCTTAGAAAACAGAGACAGAAGTTATGAACCTAACATCTATCGTCTAAGAGGACACTATTCCGTTCAGAATCTGGATTTTGATTTAAGCCAATTTGGTCTATTTTTGAACAATGATATTGTCTTTATAACTGTGCATTATAATGACATGATTGATATTATTGGCCGTAAATTGATGGTAGGTGATGTTCTTGAATTACCACATCTTCTCGACTATAACCCACTTGACGAAAAACTTCCAGTTGCATTAAAACGCTTTATGCAAATTACTGATGCTAACTATGCGAGCGAAGGATTTTCACAGACATGGTTTCCGCATATGTGGCGTATTAAATGTGAACCACTAATTAATTCTGAAGAATTTGCAGATATCCTCAATCAGCCCACCCAGCAAGATAATTATCTTGGAGATTTTGATGCTACCAAGACTTATCCAATGGGATATACAGTAACTTATGGAGGCGTAGTGTATCAATCAACTACTGATGTTCCTGCTGGAACTATACCGCCAAATGCAATGTACTGGTCAGTTGTTCCGAATGGCAGTCTTGCTGATATTCTATCAACCTATAATAAAAATATTGCAATCAATAATGCTAATCTCCAAGAAGCAGAAAAATTGTTACCGAAATCAGGCTATGATAATAGCAATCTTTATGTTGTGCCAACCTATGGTGCATATCAACAGGATGGAATTTTATCCGGATATCCAAATCAGCCTGCTCCACCAATTGATATTCTCATTAACGAATCCAATACCCAACCTACTGTAACTGGAAATGTAGTTATGGTTCGTGATCCACGTTATCGTACTCCAAGTGCAGGTGTCAAGATTTCCAAAGAGGCACTTCAAAGTATTTGGGACATGACAGTAGATGCCGAAGGCTTGTCTGAAAAAATAGATAAATTTATTGCCGCAAATCTTTCTATCATTGAAGTTCAGCCAAACAAAACATCAAGTGGCTCAGGTTCCGTTGAGACAACTAAGTTGTTGGCTGTAGAGCCATTAGGCACTGCATATGGTCCATATGGCACTGCCGACAATACTTATGCCACTGCTGACCAAGACCCCACTCAGTCTGGATTTACGGGTGATATTACTCAACAAATGGACTATCGTGCAGACTGTGATCCAAGATTTCAGTATATTGCCCGTTCAAGCCCAAGATCATTTGGCTATGCTACTGGTTATCTTACTGGTGATGGCCAAGCCCCAGATGGATATCCTGTGTCTGCGGGAATAGCGTTTCCACAAAATCCACAAGTTGGTGACTATTTCTTACGTATTGATTACATGCCACAATTGCTATTTCGTTGGGATGGTGGATTATGGGTAAGAATTTCCGAAAATGTCAGAACACAAACGGGATTTGCAGATGCCACTAACCAATCACAGTTAAGCGGATTTATTAATAATGATAATCAAATATATAACAATAATAGCAAAACATATATACCTGAGAAACAGGCACTGTCAACTATACTGATGCCTTCTCCAGATATACTTCCACCAGAATAAGAGATAACAAATGGCTGAATTTTTTTACGATTCTCAGATAAGAAGATACTTAATTCAATTTGCAAAAATATTTAGTTCCTGGAATGTCACTAAAGGTAATGATCCCCAAGGCAATCCTATTATTGTTCGTGTTCCTATTATGTATGGCGATTCAAGTCGTCAAGCTGCCACTATTATCGCGAATAATAGTGCAAGTAATTTGCCTTCTGCTCCATTAATTACCTATTATATCAGTGGACTTGAATATAATCAAAGATGGACAACCGATCCTACATTCATTGATAAGTTACAGGTCCGTCAACGCACTTACAATAGCGATACTCAGTCCTATGAACCCACGCAATCGCAAGCATTTACCATTGAAAGACAAATGCCTGTGCCATATACCTTACGTATTACTGTAGATTTCTGGACAACAAACTATAATCAAAAATTAGAACTACTTGAACAGCTTGGAACTCTATTCAATCCTGCTCTTGAAATTCAAAGCACTGATAATTTTATAGACTGGACATCGTTATCATCAGTGTTCCAAGATGGATTGACTTTTAGTAGTAGAAGCATTCCTGTTGGTAGCGGCAATCCGATTGATGTCATGTCATGGAAATTCTATATGCCTATATGGCTGTCAACCCCAGCAAAACTAAAGAAAATGGGTGTTATTGAGAAGATTATTGCATCTATCTATCAAGGAACAGCATACCAAGATGTTCAAAATGAAGATTTGTTATTGGGAACCCGACAAAAAATTACCCCATATGGCTATAATCTTTTGCTACTTGGTAATCAATTACAATTGCTTCCACAAAATTCTACATTTATCCCACCAAATGATGCGCTTACGTTACCGAGCAATCCTAATACAGATTTGTATTGGTCAGCATTTTTAAATGCATATGGTGCTATCAGGCCAGGAATCTCACAAATTTGGTTACAAAACCCATATATGACTACTGATATTGTTGGGACTATAGTTTTAAATCCGAATGATGATAGATTTTTAATTTATGATATTGATCCCCAAACTCTTCCACAAAATACACTGGTTCCGGTGGATAGCATTATTAATCCACAGATCACGGGACCAAATGCAGGATTGCCGGGACCAACTCCAAACAAAAGATATCTAATTGTAGAGGATATCGGGGCAGAGGGCGAAACTACTATTGCTTGGGGTGGACTTGTAGCGCATGCAAATGATATAATTCAATTTAATGCAACTACTATGGATTGGTACGTTTCATTTGATTCCAGATCAGCCACCGAAGTTGAATTTGTTACTAACATAACCACAGGAGTCCAATATCGCTATGACACTACTGATAGAATGTGGGTAAAATCGTATGACGGATACTATAGTGCTGGTGATTTTTCTATTGTTATATAATATATTAGTTAAATAAACCTATGACAGTTCAAGCAGCAGGGGTATTTTTTTACAGTTCAAATACCGGTCGTTACCTATATCTACTAAGGGCAGACCCCAAAGGTTATACGTGGAGTATACCGGGTGGTGGAATTGAAAAACATGAAACCTTATATGATGGTATTGCGCGAGAATGCACAGAAGAAATGGGTTTCTTCAATCATGAGCTAAAACTGATACCGATTCAAAAATTTGTTAATAATAATTTTACGTATCATACATTTTTTTGTGAAGTGGAGGTGGAATTTATTCCAAATCTCAATGAAGAACATATCGGATATGCATGGGTAGGAGAAGGACAATATCCAAAGCCCCTTCATCCGGGATTGTTTTCTACTGTAAATATTGATATTGTTACTGAAAAATTAAAATTACTGGCAAAATAATAGGGGCTTTCGCCCCTATTATTATATGTGTAGGAATTTTCCTATAACATGGAAACCTAATGCGCCAGCAAGAGCCACGCCACCCATGATCATCCATCTCCATTTTTCCAAATCTGAGATTTTCTGTTCAAGAGTTTTGTTTGAAGTTTTGCTGGATTCTGACAACTCTTTAATCGCTTGCATAGTGACGGTGGTGTGTTTTTCAACACTGTCACTAACTTCCTTCAAGCCAGTCTTTAGTTCATCAACCTTTTCGTTGAGATTTCCATACTGGACTTGAAGGACGGCAATTTCGGTTTCCGTCTGCTGTTTAATCTGCTGAAATGATGAACGCGCAGCCATGACCTAATTCCTTATGCGTTAGTGATAGTGATGACTGGATTTGGCTGACCTGCTGCTGCGTTTGCAGT